ATTGATGAAAGACCAGAAGAAGATAGACGACCTCCAAAAGTAGAAACTACAGAAGAACTTGTAGATGATGATAGTTTAGACCAGGAGATTGCAGACTATAGCAAAAAAGCTGGCGAAAGAATTAATAAGATTAAATACGAGTTTCACGAAGAGCGTAGAGCAAAAGAACAAGCTTTAAGGGAATCACAAGAAGCTACTAGAGCTTTAAAAACTTTGATGTCAGAAAATCAAAAGTTACAAAGTGTAGTAACACAAGGTGGCGATGTATTAAACCAACAGGCACTTAATAATGCTCAATGGGCAAAATACAATGCACAAGAAAAATTTAAGAAAGCGTATGAAGAAGGTAATGCAGAAGTTATGGCTGGTGCACAAGCAGAATTAGCACAAGCTACTTTAGCAGAACAACAAGCTGGTAATTATGCAGAACAACTACAAACAAATGTTGTTTCTCAATATGTAGAACCACAACAAGAAATTGAAAAACCTTCTGACCCAGAAATGGATGCATGGTCTAAAAAGAATCCTTGGTTTATGGGCACAGACCCAGCACATAAGGAAATGACATCCTTTGCTATGTATGTAGACCAATCATTACAAGCTAATGGTATTGACCCTGCAAAAGATTCTCAGAAATATTATTCCGAAATTGATGTTAAAATGAAACAACAATTTCCAAATTTTTTTGGTGTAACACAACAACCTATGGAAACAGAAGAAGTTGAAATTACACCTAAAAGACAGGTAACCAATCCTGTAGCACCTGCAACGAGGAATAGCAGTAAAAGCCCTCGCAAAATACATCTTACTCAGTCCCAAGTTGCTCTCGCAAAGCGACTTAATATAACGCCTGAGCAATATGCAAATCAATTATTAAAGGAGACTTAGAATGTCCGAAGAAAATAATAAAGAAATAAAAAGTGATAGCGAAGAGCAATCACAAGAGCGTACCCCTAGGGAAATAGAAAGCCGAGAGGCTTCTCAACGAATACAAAGTTGGGAAAATCCATCAAACTTACCAAATCCAACACCACAAGAAGGGTGGGTATTTAGGTATATTAGAACTAGCCTTTTAGGTCAAGCTGATAATCCTAATGTATCAAGAAAATTAAGAGAAGGATGGGAACCTTGTAGATTAGAGGACCACCCTGAACTTCAAATTCATATGATGGACCACAATTCTGAATGGTCAGTAAAAGGTAATGTTGAGATTGGTGGACAACTGTTATGTAAGATGCCAGAAGAAAAAGCGAAAGCTAGAGATGAATACTTTGATAATTTAGCGGAGTCTCAACTGGAATCAGTAGATAACACATATTTTAAAGACCAAGATTCTAGGATGGCTACCAAACAAGTTTTTGAAAGAAAATCACGAACAACATTTGGTAAAGATTCTTAGTTTCTTATTTTATTAATTATTTGATAAGGAGACAATTATGTCAACAAGTGCAACTCCTCACGGAGCTAGACCAGTTGGTACTGTAGTTGGAAGTCCATATCAAGGAAAAGTTACACATTACAAAATTAAAAATGCTTTTGGCACATCAATATTTTTTGGTGATTTTGTAAAGTGGGGTGATGATAACCCTAATACTACTATCCAAAAAGATACTGGTACTACGACTTTAACACCTATAGGTGTATTCCTTGGTTGTGCTTATACAGACCCAACAACAGGTCAATTCACACCAAATCAATATTATCCAGCATCAACTGCTGCTGATGATATTGTAGCGTATGTTGCTACTGACCCTTTCTTACTAATGCAAATGCAATCAGACGAATCTCTTGGACAAGACGACCTTGGCAAGAATGTAGCTGTTGTGCAAACTGCAGGAAGTACAGCAATCGGTACAAGCAAAAACGCAATTAATGGCGATACAGCAAATACTACAAACACACTACCATTAAAAGTCGTTGACTTTGTTGATGGACCAGATAGTGCTGTTGGCGATAGTTATACTGATGTATTAGTAATGTTTAATGTCGGACACCAGTTGTTAAATACAACAGGTATAGGTTAAGGAGTAAATTATGGCAGCTATTTCAAGAGCTAACGAGTTAAAACAACTCTTACCTGGTCTTAACGCATTATTCGGAGAAGAATATAATCGTTATGAGAACGAGCATGAAGAAATCTATGTAACTGAAAATTCTGAAAGAAGTTTTGAAGAAGAATTAAAGTTATCTGGTTTCGGAGCAGCTCCAGTCAAAGATGAAGGTTCAGCTATCAATTATGATACTGCACAAGAATCTTTTGTCGCTAGATATACGCATGAAACTATTGGTTTAGGATTCAGCATTACAGAAGAAGCTATGGAGGATAACCTCTATGTATCTGTATCAGCTAGATATACTAAAGCATTAGCAAGAGCTATGTCTTATACAAAACAAGTAAAAGCAGCTTATCCATTAAACAATGGATTCTCAACTACTTTTTCTTCAGGGGATGGCGTTGCTTTGTTTAGCACAGCTCACCCACTTGTAAGTGGCGGTACTAATAGTAATAGACCATCTGTAGCAGCAGATTTAAATGAAACATCTTTAGAAGATGCAATCATTCAAATAGGCAAGTGGACAGATGAAAGAGGTCTAAAAATTGCAGCAAAAGCTAGAAAGCTTATAATTCCATCAGACTTACAGTTTGTGGCAACTAGATTGTTACAAAGTGATTATAGAGTTGGAACTGCTGACAATGATATAAATGCGGTCAAAACTAATGGAGTGATTCCAGAAGGTTATTCAGTTAATCATTATTTAACTGATACTAATGCTTTCTTTATCACTACTGATGTTCCTGACGGAATGAAGCATTTTGTTAGAGCTCCTATGACTACTACTATGGATGGAGACTTCGATACTGGTAATGTTAGATATAAAGCGAGAGAAAGATATTCTTTCGGTGTATCTGACCCACTAGGTATCTTTGGTTCACCAGGTAGTTCGTAAGAACTGTTAAGGGGAGCACACGCTCCCCTTTTTTTTATGTTATATTATAAATCTAGGTATTTTATTAACTTGTCTATCAACTGACCTAGCAGACACTTGCCGAGATGATAGATTATTTCTTTTAGGAGAAAATTATGGCTAACACAACTTTTAATGGACCAGTAAGAGCCGAAGGCGGATTCAAGGTCATTTCAAAAAATTCAAGCACAGGTGCAATTTCAGATGTAGCAACTATTGCATCTACAGGTATTGTTACAGATAAGTATGTAAAGCATGTTGGCTTTGCAACTGGTGTAACAGTAAATACTACAGCAGGAGATTCACCCACTATAGGTGAATTTACACAACCAGCAAACACAATCATTACTGATATAAAAATATTTTGTGATACTTCTCCTGTTATTGGAACAGGTGATATTGGTTACGAAGTAGGTACATCTTCTTCAGGTGCACAAATTGTTGCAGCTCAGACTGATGAAATACTTGATGGCGGCACAACTGTTGTTGCTCACAATGTAACTGTAACCTCACTTGTTTTACAAACACAAGATGGAACAACAGCTCCAGCTTCTGTTCAATATACAGATACCGCAAGAACTATTTATTGTAATATCACTAATACAGTAGATGCTACAACCGCAGGTTCATTTACTTTTATTATTGAATACACTCAAATAGCGTAGGGAGTAAATTATGGCAGACGCAGTAACATCACAAACTATTATTGATGGTGAAAGAAATTGTGTTATGAAGTTTACTAATGTCAGCGATGGCACAGGAGAATCAGCAGTAGCTAAGGTAGATGTGTCTGCTTTAACTTCTAATGCAGCAGGTGTAGCCTGTTCAGAAGTTAGAGTAACTCGTATTAGCCATGCTATTGTTGGTATGTCTGTTCAACTATTTTTAAATGCTACTACTAATGTTTTATTAGTAGAACTTGCTGAAAGTAGTAATGGACATATGGACTTTAAAGATTTTGGCGGACTTCCAAATAACGCAGGTAGTGGTAAAAATGGAGATATTCTATTTACTACTAAAGGACACTCTTCAGGAGACACTTATTCTATTACTTTAGAAATGGTAAAAGTGTATTCTGATTAATAGGAATTAATTATGGCAAAAAGTAAAGATTATGTAATCTCAGAAACTGGTGAATTTCCACCACAATATAAAGTATTACATCTTGATGAAG